CGACGCGGAGTCTTCCGTCCTTTCGAGGATCAAGGATGCCTTCACATTCGATGTCCCGAACGCAAGGTTCACCCCTGCGTTCAGGAACAAGATGTGGGACGGCAAGATCCGCGTCTTCAATCCGAATACTAGGCTCCTTCCCATCGGTCTGCTAGACCATCTCCTGGAAATTTGCAGGGACGAAGGTCACGCCGTCTCGCTCGACGAGAGGTTCAGGACAGAGTACACGGTGGAGGAGGATGACGCAAGGGAGTTCATGGAGGGTCTTGGGATCACGGCTCACGGCTCCGCGATCACTCCCCACTCCCATCAGGTCGCGGCGTTCCACCATGCGGTCAACAGGAGGAGATGCCTTCTCCTGTCCCCCACGGCAAGCGGCAAGAGCCTCGTGATCTACTCCCTGATCCGATGGTGGCTCGACCGCATTCCCGAGGACAGGAAGGTCTTGGTGGTCGTTCCGACGATCAGTCTCGTGAAGCAGATGGTGTCGGACTTCAAGGACTACAGCGGCGGCAACGGATGGGATGCGGAGAAGATGTGCCTTGCAGTCCACGGGGGGACGAAAAAGGAATCGGATGCAAGAGTCGTGGTCTCGACATGGCAGTCGATTTTCAAACTTCCGAAGTCGTATTTCGATCAGTTTGCAGCCGTGGTCGGAGACGAGGCTCACCTGTTCAAGGCACAGAGCCTGACGGGGATCATGACCAAACTGACCGACTGCTACGAGAGGGTCGCTCTCACGGGAACCTTGGACGGCTCGAAGACGCATCGGATGGTGATCGAAGGCATGTTCGGAAGGGCGATGACGGTCACGACTACGCGGGATCTGATGGACAAGAACCTCGTGTCCGACCTCGACATCGAATGCATCCTGCTGACCTACCCCGAAGCGGACAGGAAGTTGATGAAGGATCTGACCTACAAGGAGGAGATCGACTTCCTCGTGGCTGACCCTAGGCGGAACGAGATGATCACGAGGCTTTCGACGAGCGTGAAGGGGAACACCCTCGTCCTCTTCAACTATGTCGAGAAGCACGGGAAGAGGCTGTTCGAGAAGATCTCCCAATCTACCGACAGGAAGGTCTTCTACATCAGCGGGGACACCGACGCGGACGAGAGGGAAGCGATCAGGAAGGCGACTGAGAACGAAGACGGGGCGATCATCGTCGGATCCTACGGAACCCTCAGCACGGGCATCAACATCAGGAGCCTGAGGAACATCGTGTTCGCGTCTCCCTCGAAGTCGAGGATCAGGGTGTTGCAGAGCATCGGTCGTCAGTTGCGAAAGTCGGAGACGAAGAAGAAGGCTCGTCTCTACGACATCGCCGACGACATGCATTGGAAAAGCAGGAAGAACCACACGCTCAAGCACTTCATGGAACGGGTGCGGATATACTCCGAGGAGATGTTCTCCTTCCGCACCGTCAGGCTCTCCATGGAGGATTCCGTGTTCACGGAAAGGCAGTCGCATCCATGAAGTTAGGCATCAAGATCATCAGGCTCCTGACGGGGGAGACGCTGATCTCCGATGTGGAGTCCTTGGTGAACTACTTCGTCCTGACCGATCCGATGCAGATCGTTCTCACGAAGATGAACGAGAGCGGGAATGGGAACGACGGGACTGCGAAGTTCGATGTGTACATGACACCGTGGATGAACTTCACGAACGACAGGGTCTTCACCATTCCTAGGAGTTCGATCCTCACCATCGCATCGGCAGACTACGGAATCCTCGCCGACTACAAGATGTCCCTGAAGAAGCAGGATGACAGTCTCTTGACGAGACACCTTGATGACATCTTCGAGAACATCGAAGAAGACATCGATCTCATTCCTCCCGACATGACTGATAGTGGTGATTCGTCACATGATGGATTCGATGACGATGCAGATGATGAATCGAATGGTAACGGATCGTCCCATTGATGATGTCGCACGAGATATCTCTGAGTATCTGATCTATCAGAGAGTTTGTTGAGAAAGTTCAACCATTCATCAACGACACTCCTATTTAGGGGGGGTTGAACGGATGGGACGAGAAAAATCCCGAAAGATTTCGGAAGAAAGTGCAGATTGTTCATGGCGAAGGCAGGAACCTCCTCCACCCACTACATCGACAACGAGAGGATGTACAAGGAACTCGTTGATTATCGGAAGAAGGTCGCGAAGGCGGTCAAGGAGAAGAAGGCTCCTCCGCCCATCGGCGACTACATCGCGACCTGTTTCCTTGAGATCGCGGAGAACTACAGCAAGAACTGGAAGTTTGCGAACTACCCGTTCCGCGACGACATGGTGGGGGACGCGGTGGAGGACTGCGTTCGTCGGGTGCTGAACTTCAATCCGTCCAAGGGCGAAAACCCGTTCGCCTTCTTCACGCAGATCGTCTTCTACGCCTTCATCCGCAGGATTCAGAAGGAGAAGAGGCAGATGGTCATCAAGATGCGGGCTTTCGAGCGGAACGACCCAACGGGCAAGTTCAGGAATCTCATGAAGGATGCGTTCGAGGGGGGTCATTTTCCGAATCTCATGGCGAGCGAGGAGGAGAAGAAGGAGACGAAGGCGAAGATGAGCGCGAAGGGAAGGAAGAAGGTGCGGAAGACGGCATCGTCCGTTGACCTCACGACCTTCATGGGCTAGGATCGCCTTCGATGAAAATCGCCATCGTCACGGACACTCACTTCGGGGCGAGGAACGACTCCCCGATCTTCCTGAAGTACTTCTGTCGGTTCTTCGACGAGGTCTTCTTCCCTGCGATTGACGCGAGGAAGATCGATACGGTCTTCCATTTGGGAGACCTCATGGACAGGCGCAAGTTCGTCAACTTCGCCACGCTCACGGCCACGAGGAAGCACTTCGTCGAACCGTTGAAGGATCGTGGGATCTTTACTTTCATCATTCCTGGCAATCACGACACCTACTTCCGCAACACCAACGATGTGAACTGCATTCAGGAATTGTTCAGGGACGACATGGAACTGATCGACAGTCCCACCACAATGGAGTTCGATGGTCTGGGCATCTCCTTCTTGCCGTGGATCAACGAGGAGAACGAGGAGGAAACCCTCCGTTTCGTGTCGAAGTGCAAGTCTCCGATCCTGATGGGACACCTTGAACTCAAGGGGTTCGAGGTGCTTCGAGGCGTGGAGGCGCACGAGGGAATGGATCACTCCCTCTTCGAGAAGTTCGATGCCGTCTACAGCGGTCACTACCATTGCAAGCACAGCAAGGGGAACATCCACTATCTCGGAACGCCCTATCAGATCACCTTCGCCGATCTCTACGAGCCGAAGGGGTTCCACATCCTCGACACGAAGACCCGCAAGGTCGAGTACATCAAGAATCCCGCGACGATGTTCAACTACATCGTCTACGACGACACGAAGCACGACTACCTCGACGAGATGCCCGACTTCTCCGCGTACGAGGACACCTTCGTGCGAGTCATGGTTCGGAACAAGACGAATCCGCTGATGTTCGACAGGTTCGTGGAGAGCCTCACGGCGAACCGCGTGTTCTCCGTGAACCTACTTCAGGACAAGGACATGGGATTCGACTCGGAGGAGGGGGAGGAAGAGTCCGACATCACGGCGGACACCCTCAGCATCATCAACGCGGAGATCGACGCGATGAAGATCGACAACCCCGCCAAACTCAAGACGATCATGCGGGAACTTTACACCGAGTCCTTGCAATCCTGACACCTAGATACCCTGCACAAGGAGATCTCTGATGGCGATCTACGGGAAGTCGCAGGGCTACTATTTCTACGCAAGGCCGACGAGCGTTGCGGACTTCACGGTCGGCGAGGCGGTCGTTCTTCGTTACGCGAACGGCGACAGGGTCTCGACCGCGATCTCGCAGTACCTTCTGACTGCCGTCGAGGATGTCCCTTCTTCGGGGTCGTTGCGGAAGTACTGGTTCGTCGGGATCCGTCCTCAGGGCGAGACTTCGTCCACGGTGGCTCCTCCGCTTTCTTCCGCTCCCCGTTTCTCCACCGACATGTACCTTGTCGGAGAGTCGAGCGGTGCGGCGGCTGCGCTTCGAGGACCGTGGTTTGCGGGGAAGATCGTGAGCGAGGAACAGGCTGCGGTCGGGACGGTCGTCATCGCAATCGGGGAAGGAGACTACAACCCTTTCACCGACGATCTCTTCGACTACACCGATGAATTTCAGACCACGGTGGTCTCTGACGGGAATCCCTTCTCGACGGGGTTCATGCTAGGGACTCCGTTCACGGCGGAGGAGATGGACTACACCTGCATTCCCGTGAGGAACAGGATGGAGTTCCCCGTTCCGTACATCGGAGCCTACGGACACAGGCATGGCGCGGTTCTCGTCACCCCTTGGCATGCGGTGACCTCCGACCAATCTCCTTGGGATGGAGGGTCGGCCACACAGATGTCGTTCTACGATCCTGAGACCGAAGCATTGGTCTCGCGTTCAATCGCAAGTCAGCATTCGATGACTTCTTGGGCGGACATCTTCGAGGCGCAGGGGGTGGCTTGGCTGCGTGATTCGAGCGGAGTCACGAACAGCGAGAAGCAGATGTGGGCGGTCGAGACGATCAGGAGGGTCTATGCGTCCTACCGCCCCGACGAGAACCTTGCGAGTCTCGACACACTCATTCGGGACACTAGGATCGTGGTCTTGTCCACTCCTGCCCCCAACGGGGTCAAGCCTGCCGACCTCCCGTTGATGACGGGCGTGCCGCGTTCCAAGTTGGGCTACGGGATCATGATCGACCAGAACGGTCGTGGGTACCCACAGATCCTCTCCGATGCGCTCTACGAGACCGTCATTACGACTGAAAGCGGCTCAAGCGTCGAGACCATCGGATGGCAGGTTGATGTTCCTTCGTGGCTCGACAGGGGCAAGTTCGCGCTTGAAGGAGCGGTGGGGGATCAAGGATCTCCTTTCCTGACTAGGTTTGGAACCTACACGCTCTTTCTCGGGCATGCGTTCAGCGTGTCCACGGAACCTATGCGACCCATCTCCGTTGTGAACGGCATTCCACAGGGAAGCACGGAGACGGAGACGCGATCCCGTGGATGCACCCTTGGTCTCGGAGGCACTCTCGCAAGATGCGCGAACATGGTCATTCCCGACGATGTGTCCTTGGATGAAGTGCCCAACCCTTGGAAGCAGGATCCCGATCTTGTCGCGAATCCATCGAACTATCCTCAGTTCATCAGGGACTTGGTGGATGCGAATTTCCTTCCTTCGGTTCCTTCTTCCTTCAGGAATATGCTGAACCTGTTCTCCGCAAGGATGAATGCGCTTTCCCGTGCCTCGGTCGGATCGTCGTATCCTCCTGCCGATGTGGAGTTCAGTTTCGTCGATGTTGAGGACGATTGCCCGTGGGTTCCATGCCTTGATTGGCAGTACAGGAAGGTGGTCTCCCGAAACGAAACTGTCCTGAACGCGGACAGGTATCCGTTCTACCGCGCTCCTAGGGAAAGGGCTTCCCTTGGCAGCATCGTGCAGTCGGTGAGCGTCAGGGAAAGCGAACGATACGATCCGCTTCCATCGGCGACCGATGTCTCGGAAGCGGACATCCGTTCCTATCTCGTCCACTACCCCCTCACCACGCCTGGCGCGAATCCTTCGTGGAACGGTTGGGTGAATCGAATCATCGCGATGTACATGGGAACGAACCTGGATGGTCCGCGTGCGTTCGCGTGGGAACCGCTTCCCGCGAACCCGAAGCGAAGCAGTCCATGGCACAACATCATCTACGAGCAGGTGATCGATTCCTACAAGGCGGGAGTGCGTGCCTTCTTCATTAACTTCCCGATCAATTCGCTGGATAGGGCGGATGGTCTCGAATACGAACATATGGTGAACGAGCGGAACGATCCTTCCGACCCGAGCGGATTGAATGCTCCCGCGAGGTGGATGGGGTTCTTCGACGCGCTGTACGACCTCGCCACGGGAAAAATGGTGCCTACTGGGGCGGGACGAGATCCGATCACGGAGCCTTGCGACATCCATGTGCAGATGACATCGATCACGGTGGCTCTGGCAAGAGGATTCTCTCTTGCGAAGTATTCGCAACTTGGACCGACGCAATGGAACGCGAGGATCGACTCGTATGCGAATAGATGGATCGATCTCTGCGCCAAGGTCGGAAATGTCTCGCGGGTCACGATGGGCGTTGACGCTTTGGTCGCCGCGAAGACCCCGACCACAGTAGACCCGAATCTGAGCGATCTTCAAAGGACATACGAACTGAGCGATTGGCGACTCGCAAGCAGGATGAAGGCGGGAGGGGTGGATGTCTTCGTCGAGGCTCGTCCTCTCACGAACACGGAATGGAGCCAGTACAGTTCTCTACAGGAGGAGTACAATCTCTTCGCTCAGGCGAAGTATGTCGGACATGTCCCCGACAGGTCTCTGAAGGATGTGCTGCGTGGTCCGCTGAACACCTTCCCGATGATTCCATCGGACGATCCGTATCAAACTTTGACCACCGTGAGGGAGGTTCAGGTTCTTCCTCCCGCTACGGGAAGGATCTACACTCCTCACTTCGCCCTGTTCTCTCTCTACTCCCTGAGCGACCACTACAGGCATCGGGAGAGGATCTTGGGCGCGAAGTTCAAGCGACCAGGCAGAGCGTTCTTCTGGCCTGAGTTGTTCCTTGGCGGTTCGGGTGTCGTCGCTGCGGAGAACGATTCAAGCACCACCGTGTACAGGAGGTTCCCGAACTGGATCCTCCTCCCGACCCCGATCTACAACGAGGCGGATTGGAACGCTGCATATCAGGCATGGGTGGCGAACGGCTCCATCGGTTCGTTCGACTATCTCGGAGGTCTGTGGACGCAGGAAGCGAAGACCTTCTGGAACACGAATGTCAGGCAGAATACCTTGCATGAACTCATAGGGTTGCTGTCCGCGTATTCACGGATCGCGGGACCACCCGACGAACCGCTTCCTGAGAAGTATCCCGACGACTACATCTCGTCGCAGGTGGTTCCAAGCCAACTCAGGGAACCACCTCCTGCGGGAGGAGGCGAGGAACCGAACCCCGACCTGTCTCTGCCCTTTGGTGCTTCGTTGACCTATGAAGTGTGGGCGACCACTTGGAACCCGAACCCGACCATTCCGATCCCCGATGCGTCACCGACTCTGGGCGCGTTCGTCCCAACGGTGAACATCTCCGAGATCTTCGCGCAGTTCAGGAACCCGAACGATCCATCTCTTGTTCCCCAGATGGACAAGGTCTTGTCGGATCTCTCCAAGGTACCTGCGGGAAGGAGGGTCGTACTTCCGTTCTTCTGGCAAGATGATGCTGCTTCGGCTCATGCCATCAAGCACACCTTCTACAAGCCGACCGAAGACGGGGTTGACTATTCGGGACAGGGGGTAACCGCAAGATTCCTCAGTCCGTGGCAGTTGGTGAACGCCGAAGACGGTCGCGCCTCGTTCAAGCAGTTCCTCGAAGCGTTTTCTGCTTCGGGTGGGATGTTCGACTACATCTCCGACGATTTCGAGAACTACGGATCCTACGGTCTTGGGTCGGTCTTCAATGCAGGAGGGAACCTCGCATCGTTCTATGAACAGCCCGACGCGAGGAGAACGACTGCCATCGTCTTCGATCCTAGGTTTACGACCTTCGTCACTCGGACTACGGAGAAGACATTCAAGGACGAGTTCGTTCAGAACTACGGTAGTTTCGTTCCAGGAGCGACCACGAACCACGAGACGATCCTCGCTCCGTTCACGGATGTGACTTCCGCCACCGACTTCCGCGCTCCGTGGAACATCGGGCAACAGCCCGTGATGTGGGCGTGGCAAGGTGCCCTCTACTCGCTTCAGATGGGCGACATCTATCTCCGACGCATCGTAGATCCGCTGCGAGAACTCCCGCAGTTCTCCAATGTGAGGATCCACAACTACGGAGTCTATGCGAAGTTGGAGGAGGATGTGATTTCCGACAGGGATGCCAACACGCATCTGTCGCACCACGCCTTCATTCCCGACCTCAACTTCGCGCCCGTGCTGTACGGCGAGGTTTCCGAAGCCTTGGTGAACCTAGGGTACAACCCTCTTCTGTCTGCGGGAGACCCTCTCAGGAAGAGGTGGGGAGGGGGAACGACGGTAGGCGGAGGCAGTAGCGCAGCGAGATCGCATGTCGCGTTCATCAAGGACATTCAGACGATGCGGGTCGCCGTGAGAGGCATTGCTGGAAGGGAAGACATTGAGATCGCCCCTTGGGTGTCTTCGTGGAACCTATCGGAGTCGTCCTACTTCAGGGACATCAGGTATTGGGACGAGATGGTGTACCATTGCTGCCTGAGCGGGGTCAGGTTCTTCAATCTCTTCCTCAACCCGTACACACAGTTCGGTTCCGTCCATGCCCGATTGCAGCAACGGCTCGACGAATGGAAGACCGTCAGCGGAAACAGCAGGGCTTTGATCGTGGACAGTTCCCTGATCGACATCGTTTCCGCCGCCACCAACTGCGTCGTCACGGGAGGACGGATGCTGACGGGTTCCAAGGAGGGAACCTATGTCTGGAGGCTGACGGTTCCGACCGACCTCGTGGACTCGAACGGAGTGACCTATCTCAACAAGACGGGAACACGGACGGACATCCCCGATCTGATCGTGGTCGGAAGCGGAACAAGAGGCGCATGGCTCTTCACGAACGATCCGCAGGTTCCTACATACACGGCTTCATCGTCTCCCGCATCGTGAGCGGGGACACAACAAGGAGTTTGAAATGTCTGTCAAGGTTGTCAAGTTCATGAGCGGCGAAGAGATCATCGCGACGATCACCAACGATGCGGAGAAGGAAGGCAATGTGTTGCTGTCGCACCCCGCCCGAATCGTTCACGCAGGACAGGGACGGATCGGGCTTTTCCCGTACCCGCCCTACGGCGAACTGAATCAGAAGATCTCCGTCCGTGGAGACTTCATCGCGCTCTCGCTCAAGCCCGACGAGGGTCTCGTGAAGGAGTACGAGAACGACTTCGTCCCAAGGGTTCTCGGTCTGGTCGTTCCAAACGCGGGTCTCAAACTCGTCACGGACTGACGGTCATGCCATCTTGCTGAAGTTGTTCTTCTTCACCATGCTGATGTGCCGC